GCCGGGGACGGCCCAAGGGGGCTACCAAGCGGAACGAGTTCATAGAGGCCGATATTACGGAGCGTGGCCGGGAGGTGAGGGATGCCATCTTCACGGAAGGCGGGGGGAGGGTCAATGGGGAGCGCAAGGTGTCCGTCTCCAAAGTCGAAGACCTTGAAGGCCAGGGCCAATTCCCTTGGGGAGAGGCCGGCGGGGACATTGAGGCGGGGGCTGAGGTGTAGGGAGTGCGGCGTGTATCCGGCGGATTTGTCGGGCGGCTTGTGTGGTGGGTGTGCGGCATATGACGCACACATATGGGGGTGGCGATGAGCGTTCTTTGGTTGGCGTTGCTGGCGTTCTTGTATGAGGTCATTGCCCCGCTTGGGGCTTGGTGGCTGATAGGGTTGCAGGTGGGGCGTTGATTTGGGTTGAATGGTTGATTGGGGTTGTGTTGTTCGTCGGGGTGCTGGCACTGGGCCGCCAGCTACACGGCGTTTCCAAGCAGACTGTGGCCCTGGGAGAATTGCTGATGGCGAAGTTTGACGAAATGAAAGCGGAGTTGGCGGGTATCAATGAGGCGACGAACGAAATCGCCACCGACGTTGAGGCGCTGATTGCCAAGCTGGCCGAGACGGTGGGCAAGGTGTTGACGGAGGCGGAGGCCAACGAGATTATCACCGACCTGCAGGCGACGGCTACGAAGCTGCGGGACACGGCGGCCGTGTACACGCCCGAGCCCTCCGGCGAGTAACGTGTAGGACCACAGCCGGGGGCAATGGTGCCCCCGGCTAAGGGCCGTGGAGTGCGTGCATGAATCTGTTGGATACGTCTAGCAACTGGGACCCAACAAAGCCGTGGTGTGAGGTGGCAGAGCGCAACCGCGCCTGTGACCAAATGCTGCGCAATCCCAAGGTAGACGTTCCCGCCCTCATTACACGCATGGCCCACGACTTCCCCTTGACCTGCCAGCTTCTCTTCACCACGCATGACCCCCGTAGGCGTCCGTCTCACATGCCGTTCAAGCTGTGGGACTACCAAGTAAAGATGGGAAAATGCTTCACCTATTGCTATGACAACCTAATGTCCATGCTGATGGAGAAGACTCGCGACGTGGGGGCGTCCTGGGTCTTCTGTGCGTGGCTGCTGTGGCAGTGGATATTCAGCGACGACTTTCAGGCCCTGTTCACTACGCGCAAGAAGGAGATGGTTGACTCGCGCGATGAACCGGACACCATGTTTGAGCGTCTACGCCAGATGTTGACGCGGATGCCGGATGGGTTCAAGGCTCTGCTGCTGCCCGACTACAACCCCGCCAGACATGCAACCTTCGCCAAGCTACTTAACCCCCGGTCTGGGTCTACGATTACGGGGGAGCCGCCCGTAGATACCTTTGCACGCCAAGGCCGCTACGGAGTCATCATCTATGATGAGGCGGCCTATATGGCCCGCTTGCGCACCATGATGGCTTCGGCGGGGGATAGTAGTGAGTGCCATATCTACATCAGTACGCCCAACGGAATGTCGGGGCCGTACTACGAAATGCGTAACGCCGGGCGTATTCCGGTTGTGACGGTACATTGGAGCGTACACCCGCTTAAGAGCCGGGGCATGTACCTCCCCGAGCAGGCCGCCGCCCAGGATGGCTTTGCCGAGTTGGCCAAGAGAATGGAGCAGCGTAATGAACAATGATCTTCTGGCCGTCGCCAGAGCGGTAGTTGCAGAGGGCAAGGGGAGGGCGGAGCTGATTCGCCGTGTCCCTGGTACAAGCATCTGGGCCGCTCGGCAGGCACTGATAGCCGCCCAGGCCCAGGACGGCGGGCAATTGGAGCCGGAGGAGGTCAAGTATGCGGCCAACTCCCCCCTCATGCACGCCGCCGCCCTGCGTCACATACGCAAGGGTATCAGCATGGAGGCCCTTTGTGGGAAGCTCGGGGCCAGTGAAGAGGTAGTCGGCGCGGTGCTGGCATCCCTGAAGGCCAACGGCGTGCCCGTCGCCCGGAACGGGGACGCGGTGGCCTTGGACACGGGCTCCAAGATCGTGGCCCCGGAAGTGTTCCTGCATATCAACCACGACAACCACAGCGGAGGCGGGACATTCCAATTCGGATTCATTACTGATACCCACCTGTGTAGCAAGTTCCAACGCCTGGACGTGCTGCACTTCGCCTATGAAGTCTTCGTGCAGCGCAAGATAAAGACCGTCTTCCACGCCGGTAACTTGGTAGACGGCGAGTCGCGGCTCAATGAGCACGATATCATAGTCCACGGCATCGCCGAGCAGGCCAACTATGTGCTTGACAACTACCCCAGCAAGCCCGGCGTAACCACCTATTACATCGACGGCGACGACCACGAAGGTTGGTGGAAGCAGCGGGAGGGTATCGAGTTCGGGCGCTACCTGATGTTCGAGGCCATTTCCCACGGGCGCAACGACCTGAAGTATTGCGGATACCTGGAGAACGATGTACCCATCGGGCTTGGAAAGACCCCGAGCTTCATACGCATCATGCATCCTGGCGGGGGAAGCTCCTACGCCTACTCGTACACCTCCCAGAAGATAGTCGAGAGCTTCCAAGCGGGAGAGAAGCCGGCCATTCTGCTGCTTGGACACTTCCACAAGGCCGACTACTGCATATCCCGATCCGTGCATTGCCTGCAGGGCGGTTGCACCCAAGACCAAAGCACCTTCATGCGGAAGAAGCGCCTAGAGGCGGCCGTTGGCTTCTGGGTAGTGTCCGTGACCGTGGACGTGAACGGGGCGGTAAGCCGCTTTGTCCCAGAATTCTTCCCCTTCTTCGATAGAGGGTATCATGCCAAGCGCGACGATATCGCTGTCTGATGACGGAGAGCCGATCATTAGTCACCTGTGCATTACCCATGATGCATGGGCCACGAGGTGCCGCAACATCCGACGCCTGGAACAGCGGTGCTTTCCGGTAGACGTGGCCTATCGGCCCAGCAAGGGCATGGTCTTTGTGACCGTGGCCCTGGCGGGAAACGAAATTGTCGGCTTCGTTGTGGGTGGGTTCCGCTCCGGCGGAGATGTTTTCCTTGCCCGCGTAGGTGTGCTGAAGGGTCTTCGCGGGAAAGGACTGGCCCGCCGGCTGGTAAAGGAATTTATCCACCAACTTGTGGATAAACAGGGCGTCAAAACCGTCGTAACCTATGCCCGACGCAACAATCCGGCCAGCTTAAATGCTCTGTTCGCGGCCGGTGGGCGGGCGTATTGGCCAAAGCAGGCATTCGGATGCGCTGATGCCGTCTATTTGAGGTGGGACCATGACTGAAGTGCCGGATTCCGTCGCCATTACGGCGTCATTTGCGTTCGGGGCGCTGGTGGTACGCGAGTTGGTGGGCCTCTGTCGAGACATTTTGGCGTACACTCGCCGAAAATCGACGCAGTGTAGCGAAACCATGACCGTAACCACCGGGCAGCGTGACCAACTGACGGACCATGAGCGCAGAATCAGCCGCTTAGAAGGACAACTGGGCCTTGATTGAGGGATTGCCGGACTATTTCCGCATTACGCCTCCGGGTTGGGAGCGTTATCGCTCGCCTTGGTTCGATGCCAAGTGCAAGGAGCGTAACAATGACCCGGTGAAGGTGGGGCAGGAGCTACAGATAGCCTATCTGGCGTCTGGTTCTCCCCGCTTTGATGCGGAGCTACTGGCAAAGGCCGCCAATACCGTGCGGAAGCCCCTTCGTTCCCTGAATGTGTCATTTGTCGGCGACAAGGTACGCTACACACAGGCCGAAGAGGGCAGCTTTCGCCTATATGCGGAGCCCCAGGCTGGCCACGTATATACAATCGGCGCGGACCCGTCCAGCGGGACGGCCAATGAGGCCGGGTCATCCAATACCCATAGCCTATGTGGCTTTGTTGTTACGGATACTACCTATTATCCCAAGCATCCGCAGGTAGTGGCGGTCTTTTCTAGCGGCCAGTTGGACCCAGGATGGCAGGCACTGGTAATCGCGGACGTGGCCAAGAAGCACAACAAGGCCCTGGTGGTGCCCGAGATAAACGGTCCCGGTACGGCCTTGTTAACCTCCTTGATTGGAAGCGGGCACCGGAAGCCTATGTACAGTCGCATATATAGCCAAGAGCGAAGCGCGCCGGGGGAGAACGGGGAGTATTTCCGACTGGGTTGGAACAACAATGCACAGACGCGGCCATTGATGGAGAAGGCCATAGCGGACTATTTGGCCGTTACCCCCATATGTGATTCGCGATTGTTGGATGAGCTGCAGACCTTCGTATGGACGTTGGCCGGAAACACCATGCGGGGTAAGGCGACCCCTGGCTGCCATGACGACTTGGTAATCAGCCTGGGTCTGTCCTTGGTGGGCGGAGAGCGGCTGCACGGGAAGAGAGAGCCAGAGCCCGAAGAGGTTGTGACCTTTGACGATCTGGTAGCGCAGGCCCGAGATGGTAAGTTGACGATGGAGGACGTGGTTCGCCGGATTGTGGAGGCGTCCGATGCCAAGGCGAAGAGAAGGACCGAATAGCCTTCGGTGGCGTAGGGCCATGCAGCGTACAACGGTATTGGACGTGTTTACCAAGGCCGTGTCCGATGCCCGTGCTTTGTGGGATGCGCGGGATGAAGAGGGGGAGCCGGAGGACATTATGGCTGAAGCCCTGTTGGGGCTGGTGGACATGGTAAGTATGTTGCCGCTGGTGTTGGTCAAGCGGTGCAGAGATATGGATAATGACCCCTTCTTCCGGGGCGATAATTGGCGGCAGGATTTGTCCGAAGCAGCCTGGGAAAACCTGTCCGAAGATGATGGCAAGAGAATCCTGGGGCTGCAACGGAGATAGAGGATGCCAAAGGACATAACCAAGGACAAGCTGCACGCCTATTGGACTGACCGTCTGGCCATTGCCGAGCGGCGGTTGTCGCGGAGCAAAAAGGAGGCACAGTGGTCTAGGTGGGCACGCATGGCCAACATGGAAGACTACGACCGCCTCAATTTTACTGAGCCGGCACGGCGTGACCTGCGCCTGGATATTGTCGGAGAGCGTCCCGCAATCAAGGTGGAGGCCCAGCGGGCACAAGATGCGGAGGTAGAGGACGCCCTCATTAAGCTGTGTGAGTTGGAGCTGGATCGCCCGGAGAATTGGGGCGCTGTGACCCGCATCGTGGACGACGCGGGCTTGGCTGGGATTGGTTGGGCTCGGGCCGATTGGTTTGCGGAGGAGGCGGCGGTTGAAGAAGACAACGGGAAGACCGAAGCCGAGAACGTACAGCATGCGCAGGAGCACATTGCCGCATTGTTGGCGGGGGCGGGGGCTCCCGTTATGGACACAGACGCCCACCGTATCCACGCGGCCGTTGAAGGCGCGTCCCTCAGCATGTTCGGGCTGACTACGCAGCAGCAGCAGGCGATACGCGCCCACGTACAGGAGCATGAAGCGTACCTGCCGGCCTTGGTTCCGGCCGGGTTCCGGTTACAGCGCGTTCACCCCGGTAACATGCTCTTTGACGACACGGCTGATGATTGGCAGTATGTAGAGTGGGTGGCCGAGCGGACGGTAGAGCGATTGGAGGACGTGAAAGACAACCCGCTCTACAAGAACACCGATAGGCTGGTGGGGCAGGAGGAGGTTCGGCGGCGTGGGTATAAGCGCCGGGGCCGGCGTATGGGCCTGGGCGGTAGCCGTCCGCCAGATACGGCTTGGCACTCGGGCAGCTTCGTGGGGGCCGAAATTAAGTATGTGGTGCTGTGGCATATCCACGATATGCGGGAAGATCGTCTGATTGTCATTGCGGAGGGCAACCCCGCCGAAAAGCCATTGATGGATGAGCCTTGGCCTTACGCGGCCTCCATATACTTCCCGCTGGTGTTTGATCGCGAGACGGACGGAATTGAAGGGGTTAGCGACTACCAGCGCCTATTCTACCCGGCCCGCCAGCGGGAGAACATACAAGAGCGGTGGTTGACGCACCTTGGCCAGCACAGTAGGCGCAAGGTACTGGTTGAGCCTAGCTTTGCCTCCAAGGACACAGAGGCGGCATTGAATGACCCCAACCGTACTACGGTGCCGGTTGAGGCATTGACGGGCTACAAGGTCATGGAAGACGTGCCCATTAACCGGGACGCCTACCAAGTAGATGACCGTATGCGGGAGAACGTGGCTAGGGCCATTGGCGTAGGGGAGCCACAGCAGGGGGTAGGTGGACAGACCGGCAGCGCGACGGAAGCCAATATGTTGGAGGGCACCCGTGGTAAGATCGTCAAGGACCGCCGTAAGAAGGTGGCCGAGATGTTGGTATGGCTGTGCCGCCGGGTGCTGAATTACTACTCCCAATTTGGCACGTCTACCATGCTACTGGAGCGTGGGGTTAGCCCGGATGGCGACATTGTGTTGGACCCCTCCGACATTACGGAGCAGGTGACAATCACGGTTGACGTGGATGCCCTGTCGGCGGCCCATGCGGAATTGGACCGGCAGTTGACGCGGCAGGCCGTGGAGGTGTTCAATGCCAGCCCGTGGATGATCCAGATCGTGGGCACACAGGGCCGGGCGGCCATTGCCGCCAAGTTCCTCAAGAGCCAAAACATCCTGCCCAACCCCGACCAAGTTATAAAGCTCGGGGTGGCAGAGATGAAGCTGACGCAGCAGATGATGCCACCGGAGGCGGCGGTACGTGAGGCCAATGGTGCCACGGCCGGAGGTACGGTGGGGCAGCAGACGGGTAACATGCAGACGGCTCTTAACTCCGGGGCGCAGGCTCCGGGTATGCAGCAGGAGGTGGTGTGATGGCGACGATAAAGCTGCCACGAAGTATCATGCGTGAGGTGTTGTACAGCAACCACCTCGTCATATCCAAAACCATCGTGGACCAAGGGCGGTGGTGTACGCTTGTCGAGTTGTTGTTTCGACACGACGGAAAGGTGTACCGCGCATACTATGAAAGAGGTAGCACAGAGTGTCAAGAGTGTAAACCGTGGGAGAACGAAGACCCGGTGGAGTGTGTGGAGATGCGGGAGGTTGAAAAGACCGTCAAAGTGTGGGAGGAGGCGTGATGCCCATCTACTCCTACACGTGTCGGCAGTGTTGGCATTCGTTTGATGCCATCTGCAGGATGGCCGACCGAAACAACATGAAGACGTGCCCGGACTGTGGCGCTGTGTCCGGTATGCGGGACGTGTCCCAGGAGCTTCCCAACATGCTGGGTACGGAGAAGAAGTTTAATCCGTACTTCGACCTGGGCGTAGGCAAGCAGATCAACACCCGCGCCGAGCAACAGCGGGAGTGGGGTGCCAAAGGGCTGGTGGGGTTGACTCGGCGTGAAATGCTAGACCAGTTTGACCGGGGCATGAGGCAGCCGGTTAAGCCCCGCGATGAGGAGACGCAGAAGAAGAAATGGCGGGAGGCAGTGGTTAAGGGTGCCCGCCGGGTGTACGAAAAACGCAAGATCGTGGTGAGTACGGCGTAAGGAGGAAGCCATGCCGCTGGGCAAGGGCGTGCGGTATCGGTTTAGTGGG